CTTTGCTCTTGTCGCAGAAAAACTGATACACCAAGTCAACTCAAGAAACTGGCGCATGGTAAGTAATACGTGAATATTGATCGTATTGTATTAACAACCTTTCCGGGATACTTTTTTTCTCAAATCCGATGCCTGCATAGCATACAACAGTATGCCGCAGGTTTTCCCGTTGACATCATCATTGATGATTTTGATATCCAACACTGGCCCACGTATGTGACCGATTGTCAACTGTACATCACGCAGTGTTTTCCTGAGATGGACATTACCTTTCATCAGTTCAGTAACTTTGTTGGGCAGGGTCGATTGAAGAACGGTGGTTGGTTTAGACAACAGTTGGTTAAACTTTATCTAGATCAATTTGTCACTGGTGATCGTTGGTTGTTGGTGGATGCCGATGTGGTATTCACACAAGATATCAGACTTGACGCTATCAGTGCAACTGTGAGCAGCACACCAGATCCAATCACGGTGGGCAATCGATTGTATGTTGAATTCATGCTCGGGACTGACCAGCCCTGGGTGGTAAACAAAGATGAATACTGGTGTCTAAGTTCAGTTCCTTTTAGACTGCTACAACGGGATCTGCTGCAAGGGCTAAGAGCACATGTGGAATCTCTACATAACAAATCACTATTTGACTTGCATTTTAAGTTGTTTGAACAGAATCGATTGGTAGCGTTTGATCCTGAATCTCAAACCATGATCATGAGCGAATTTCAATTGATAGAAGTGTTTAGGCATAGATACTATCATACCCCATTGCCAATTGGTCGCACATGTTCCAGCAGTTTTGAACACTCGTCGATCAAAGACTGGAACACTGAAAGAACCTGGTTTGAACAACAACTGCCAGTGTCTGAACAGCACTGGAAATCACTAGAAAATTTTGGAAAATATCATGTCTAGACTTTTTACACTTGGGTGTAGTTTTACACAATACTGGCGCTGGCCTACCTGGGCAGATGCTCTGGGTCGAGAATTTGATCACTTTGAAAATTGGGGTCTGTGCGGCGCCGGCAACAGCTACATACTCTGGAGCCTGATTGAATGTAACCAACGCAACCAGTTGAATTCTGATGACCAAGTCTGGATCATGTGGACCAATACCAGCCGGGAAGATCGGTATGTTGGTGAGCGTTGGCTAGAAGGTGGCAATGTGTATTGGTCAGCAGGTAGCTCGTTGCCTGCGGAATATGTAAAGAAGTTTGCATGCGAACGTGGGTATCTGATCAGAGATCTTGCCAATATTGCAGCAGCCAAGCAGTTACTGGATCACTGGGGTTGCAAATACAAATTCTTGAGCATGGTTCCTTTTGCACATACCAATGAACATAACGGTCTAGGCTACAACCCCGATGACGTCAAACAAGAAAATCAAGACGTTCAAGAACTTTACAAAAACATTTTGGACTTGATTGGGCCCAGTGTGCTGGACACAGTGTTCGACGGTGCCTGGAAATCACGCCCTGGAATTAAATGCAACTTTGATCCAAAGCAAAGAGACTTTCATCCCACTCCTGCAGAGCACGTGGCGTATTTGCAAAAAGTTGCACCAGGTCTACTGAGTCAATCTACCCTGGACTGGATGGCAGTATGCAATCAACAAGCAACAGATCACCTGCTGGAATGGCAAGAGCCCAATAGACCAAGGAGACTATGATGGATTTTGTTACCACGGGCCCAAATCAATATCGGGTGCAGCATGACAGTTGGATGGACGGTGGTGGTACCTGGTTTGGACAAGAATACATAGATATTGTTCAACAACGTTATTCCAACCAGACATTTGAACGCTGTTATGAATGGTGCTCTGGACCAGCTTTCATAGGATTCGGTTTGTTGGATCATGGGCTATGCCGCAGCTTGTGTGTGAGCGACATCTATCCTGATGCAATTGCGCGAGTCCAAGAAACCGCAAAAATACATCAGTTGACAAATGTCAGCGCCTATTCAACAGGCACAGTTGGAGGATTGCCTGATCACGAAATGTTCAACCTGGTTGTGGCCAATCCTCCACATTTTCTTGCATGTCCTGGGAGCGACCATTATCAACGTATAGCAGTGGATCAGGATTGGCTGGCACATCAGGAGTTCTTCAAAAACATTGGGCAGCATCTGGCACCCAATGGTGTTATTCTGCTTCAGGAGAATCAGGCCGGCTCCTTGAATAGAGAAAAAGATTTTGCAGCATACATAGAATCTGCTGGTCTGGAAATAACAGATGTTTTTGATAGTCCAGCACACTACACTCCCAATCACTACACTCAAATCTACTACATAGAAATTAGGCAAAAATAATTTGTCTTTTGTGTTGACTCAACTAAATAAAACAAAGAAGGGCGTGTAGTGGCATGCTCTTCCGTAAGCAACTAGATAGGCAAAGTTCGCTACCTTTGGTGGTAGGAAACACAGACAAGCTGTGTTATAATAACTTGTAGGCAGCATTTAAGTAGATCTTAAATTTTTAAAATCATATTAACGCACAAGAAAGGCAACACAATATGGGGCGACAAATCAATTTACCCACACTGGAACATGGAAGAAGGCAAAGAAGCCGTACTCCGTTTCCTGCCAGACGGTAACACAAAAAACACATTCTTTTGGGCAGAGCGAGCAATGATTCGACTGCCATTCAATGGCGTCAAAGGTGAGATGGATTCCAAACAAGTCATGGTTCAAGTACCATGCGTTGAGATGTGGGGCGATGCTTGCCCAATCTTGGCAGAAGTACGCACATGGTTCAAGGACAAGAGTCTTGAAGACATGGGTCGCAAGTACTGGAAAAAGCGCAGTTACATTTTTCAGGGCTTTGTACGTGAGAATCCCATTGGCGACGACAAAACACCGGACAATCCTATTCGCAAGTTCATCATTGGACCTCAGTTGTTTACCTTGATCAAAGGTGCCTTGATGGATCCTGAGTTGGAAGAATTGCCAACTGACATGTTGCGTGGCTTGGATTTCCGCATTGCTAAGACCAGCAAAGGTGGATATGCAGACTACAACACATCAAAATGGGCTCGTAAAGAATCAGCCTTGACCGAAGCTGAACAGGCTGCTGTGGCCACACATGGCCTGTATGATCTTAGCACATTCTTGCCCAAGAAGCCCGGAGCAGTTGAGCTCAAGGTAATCAAGGAAATGTTTGAAGCGTCAGTAGATGGACAGCCTTACGATACAGAGCGTTGGGGTCAGTACTTCCGTCCTGCTGGTGTCAATGCACCTGCTGGCAGTGCAGCCGCTGAAGACGCTCCTGCTCCGGTGGCACGTTCAGCACCTGCACCTGTTGCAGACTTTGATGACGATGTTGCTCACGCTGAAAAATCTTTTGCTGCTGAGCCTGTTGCTGCCCCAAAACCAGCACAGAAAGCCGAAGACATTTTGGCCATGATTCGTAGTCGTCAACAGAAGTAATCAAAAAGTGCAAGCACCAAAAGGTGCTTGCTTTTTTATCTATTATGAAATTTTCTTTGGTATTTGATAAATCTGGAGATACTCTGCCTTTTGAGGTGGTGTATAATCACGAACTATTTGAATTTTTTGTTGAACACACCAACAAAAAATTACAAAACTCGTTTACTAATGAGCAAGAACTTTATAAAAATCTTGATCAAAGAATCACGCACCTGCACTGGGCTATTTCAAAGACCAATGAAGTATCATACGATCTTGTGAGTGAAAGTTTTAAACAACATACAGATCTTGAAAATTACCTAGACCAACAGTTTCTTAACAAGTTACATTCTGATTGGGTATTTTCTCACTATCATGACATTAATATAAATGATTTAAGATTTAGCAATGTTGTATCTCGGGCTCGACTAGGTAACATATTACATGAACTGTATCCAGATTCTGAACGCATAATCAAAACTGCGCCAGCAATGGAAAAGTTAGGATACATCTACCCGTTCCGAGAAGTAAACATGGGAGTTCACGACCTTGAAAATAGTTTTACAAAGTTAGAGTTCAAGGCAGATTCCAAATGGCAAGTGTTTAACAACCCATTTAGAAATACCATGATCTCAAACAACGATAAAGTAAATTTTTCGTTTGGGTATACATATGTGGGCAGACAGTATTATAATAAGTTTAGATTTTTTGATACTAAATTAGAATGTCCAGATCATTTTAACTATGAAAATTTAGAATTTGCATTTCAGCTAGGTTTGGACATGCCTGAGACTATTCCGTTTAGTAAAGAGGCTCAGGCCTGGGCTAGTGAGCATGGTATCAAATTGATTGCTGAACAAATACCAATTGCAAACATAGTAGATTTAGAAAACAAACTGTTTGAATATAGAAAAATGTTATATAGAAATTCTCGAGACAACAATCGAGCACAAATAATTTTACATTAAGGATAAGCATGGCAAAAGCATTTGACGTAAGCAAGTTCCGCAAGGAAATTACAAAAAGTATTGAAGGACTCAGCATTGGCTTCAATGATCCCACAGACTGGGTAAGCACAGGCAACTTTGCACTGAACTACCTGATCTCAGGATTCTTTGATCGAGGTATTCCATTAGGCAAGGTCACAGTGTTTGCCGGAGAACCGGGCGCAGGCAAGAGTTACATCTGTTCTGGTAACATTATCAAGAACGCACAAGAGCAAGGCATCTATGTGGTCTTGGTTGACAGTGAAAACGCACTGGATGAAGCCTGGCTCAAGGCACTGGGAGTAGACACCAGCCAGGACAAACTGCTGAAACTGAGCATGAG